TTAGGTTCCTTTGGTGGCCTGGATTTTCTTGAAGAGATCGGGATTGTCACGGGCGATCGCAGCGCGCTCGGTTTCCGTGTACTCGCCCCACTTTTTCGTGGCCTTGCCACCTTGATCGCCGACCTGTCCGGCGCCCTGAGCCCTTGGCCACAGGTGTGTTGCTGTTTCACGCAAAGACTCCGCCCATTCGAGCGGCGACAGCGGGGTTTTCCCGTCCTTCCCGTAAACGACCTCGCCGTCACGGTCAGTGGCAATCGCTTCGCCGTCTTCACTGAGTTTGAAAGTGCCCCGGGCGCGCAGGATGATGTCCTCGGCAGCCTCTGGGAGCGCGCCGGCCTTGATGGCAGCAGCGCGGATGGAGTCGGCCAGCACCTTGTCGCTGTACTTGGCAGCAAACTGCTCGGCCTTGTCGGCACGGGCTTTCTCGGCGGCAAGCTTGGCGTCGTAGTCGGTGCGCAGGCGCTCGGTACGCTTGGTGACGACCTCGTCGAGCTTACCCTCGGCCAACAGGCGGGTTTCCTCGTCCTGGCCTACCTTGGTGAGCAGTGCCTTGACCGCGTTGATGTCCAGCCCCTCAAACTGGGTTTTGAAGCCATCCAGTTCAGTTTTGGTGGTCCGGAGTGAGCCAAGCAGCTCGGTGTTCTTGTTCTTGAGGCCCAGAGTGGCCGCCTCCACCGCTTCGGCGATTGCGGATTTAACTGCCGGATCTTCAAGATCAATCTGGTTTTCGTCTGCCACTTGGTGCACCCCTTGGGTTTGGTCAGCCCGCTTCGCAGGCATAAAAAAACCGCCCATTGGGCGGTTTGGTGTGAATTCTGGTAATAAAAAACCGCCACTAGGGCGGTTTCTTTGATTCGGTTGAATCGATGAGGAAGCGTTAGAGGTCGTTCAAGCGTTCAATATTGTGTTCCCAGCCTTCCTGATCCATCGGATCAAGCTCTTCCGGCCCCTCTTCCTCGTACTCTTCTTCCTCTTCGATCTCGTCGTCAATTTCTGTGTTGTCGATTTCTACTGGCATGTTAAGCGCCTCTGGTTGAAATAGTACAGCGGCGCGGTTTTATATACATTTCGAGAAGTTTCGGCAAGGAATTAGCGTTTCAACTTATGACAGACAGACCACGCATTACGAGGTAATCAGCGAACTGCGTCCTGCTCGGTGCGTACGGCGGCGGCCGCATGCGAAAGCCTGGCGTATCGCGGTTGAGTCGAGTGCGACGACCATTGGACTCAATGCAATGCGTCGGCTCTTCGATCTGGAAGCCCTGTTCTGCTGCATACAGCTCGACCGCCAGCCGTACTTGGCCCCACTCAAGCTCAAAGGGCACGAACGTCTCGGACAGCGTCTGATATTCGATTTTGCAATCACGCCGTGGCCAGGCCATTGCCTGTTCAGGCTTGGCCTTGCGCCCTTTCCACAGGCGACCATTGATATCGGCGGCAGCGCGCAGCAGCAGTTCGATCTGGTCAGCCTCAGCCTCAGGTATCCGGAACCCGTAGTAGTCGCGGTAGAAGGTCAGCTTCTCCAGCGGCACGAAGCTGTTGGCGTCCGGCCTACCCTTCCCATCCTCAACGATGATCTGCATGCGCTATCTCAACCTGGTGAAGCGCCGAGTGTAACGCCTGCTCGGGTGAACATGTCGGGCTCTGCATCCTTCAACTGCGCCAGCGTCAGTGGCTTGAACGACTTGTCGAGCTGCAGCTTTGCGAACTTCTCCGGCGTCAGCCCGCCATCACGGAACAACTTGCCTCGGACCGGCCCGAGGGCATGATCCTGGAAGCTCGCCGGCTGCGTTGCCAGCCACTCGTAATAGTTCAGCCCGGCGGCGACCTGGGCCCCACCGTTATCGCCCACCGATGCGCGCGTGGCGTCCTTGGAGAACATCTCCGAAAGCCTAGTGGTCGGCACGGTAGTTGACCGGCAGTTGATGTGCGCCGGTGGCAGCGGACCTTTGCCCAGGTCGAAACGCATCCCATCCAGGCCCTTGCACTGTTGCGAGGTCTTGCGGTCGAGCGTCGACACCCAGCGATAGCCCAGCACCACGTCGCTGTTGGCCTTCAGCGTCTCCATTCGCGCAGTGTTGGCCACGTGCTGGATTGCCGTCTGCACCACAGAGGCAGCATTGCGGTTGCTCACCGCCAGAACGCCGTCCGTGAAGTTCTGCGCCGCGGTACCACGAATCGCCTGGATGATCTGGGCATTGGTCTGGCCCTGGCCGAAGCCGAGCCGGATGGTGTTCGTGACACGCATCGTCTCGGTCCGCGTCCAGCCGCTGACGAAACTCTTCAGCAGCTTGCCGCCGTCGATGCCCTTTACCTGAAGTGGATAGGAGAACACCGCCGCACGGATCAGCGTGTTGGTCGGCACCACTGCGTCGATGGAGAGTGCATTGCTCAGGCTTTTAGCCTCGAAGGTTGACTCGTACAGCGCGATGTCGACCAGATCGGCCTGCACCAGGTCGCCGTAGGCCTCGTAGATCTCCAACAGTTTGCCGTCCACCCGGGCCAGGAACTGCTCAAGGCGGTCCCGGCTGTAGGTGGTCAGCTCCTTGCGGGTGAGTTGATCCCGCACCAGCTTGTCGATCTGGCGCAGGTACTTCTCAAACTTCTTGACCTCGCCAGCCTTAAGCCGCTCCAGCATGACGCTATGGCGGGTCGTCTGCTCCAGCAGTTGGCTGTCCGCCTGCGCCAGGTTTGTCGATGGCATCGTCTTTGTCCAAGTTGATGCCGGCCGACTCGCGCTCATCGCTGATCAGTTCGGCTTCGTCTTCGTATGGGCGCTCCGGCAGCTTGCCGGTGGTGAGGTACTGCCAGTAGGTGTCGGCGCTGATCGTTCCGGCCATCACGCCTTTCAGCAGTTCGGCGAGAACCTGGGCGTCGACCACTGGGGTCACGAACTCAGGGTTCACCTTGAACTTGACCTGCTTGGGGTCGTAGCCCTTCCACTCGGCGGCGTATCGCAGCCCCTGCTCCACCGCCTCGGCCACGGTAATGACGATGCTGTGCAGCGTGGCGTGCTGATCGTTCTGACGCGTTTTGCGCGCCTCGCCCGACTCAGTGCCGGCCACGTCCATAACCTTGGCGCCAGCTTCAAGCGCGGCGTTCTTCTGGTCATCCATGGCCTTGCGGTTGGCTTCAATGCCCGTGCCCTTGAACTCCAGATATTCAGCCTTGCCGCTTGGGCCAAGGTCCCATGCTGCCGAAGGACCGGTCACACTCAGCTCTACAGCCTCATCCAGACCGGAAACCCACGGTTGCGGGTGACTGGTCTGATGCAGAGAGCTGAAGTAGTCAGCGCTGATCTGGTAGGACTTCAATGCGGCCCGCGCCATGGTCAGCAGCGGCACCTCATCAACATCCGGGGAGTTGTCGGTCGAACCGCAGTAGATCACGGGCAGGTATGGCAGGCCTTTGACCAAGCGGTTGTCAGTTCCGGTGGTGCCCAGCGGCTTTTCGTCCTCGACCAGCTCGCCGCCTTCATTTCGCACCGAGGTGTAGCAAACATCGCCCAGCATAAAGAACTCCCGGAAAACCGTGTCGCAATCGTGGCTGTAGCGATCGCCGCCCTTCTTGCGAAACTCGCGGAACACCGAAAGGACCAGATCCTGCCGTCCGCCCTGATCAGCAGTGTCCCAATTTATGGCGTTGCGGGTGGCGTACGTCGAGAAGTATGGCTCGCCGCTCTCGTCGATGTTCACCACCAGCGGTACCCGGCCGTGGGAAATGGCCTGGCGCACCATCCGGAAGAACAACTGCTTCAGGCCGAAGCCGTCGGCTGTGGCGTTGTCCTCCAGCCCTTTCAGGCCAGACGGTAGTTCGATCTCAGGAATCAGCCGAGACACCAGCCCCATCATCGAACGCAACGAGTCGCGCACCCAATGCTCGTACTGAGCCCGGCTGGTGTAGTTCTCGTAGAGGTACTTGTTGCCCGCGGCGTCGATCTTCTCGGCCTCAACCATACCGCTCGGCTTGGGCAGGTTGCGCTCGTTACGCTTCACGGCGCACTCACCCTCGAGCGCGTCGTCCATCATCTCCCACTCCGCGATGTGCGCGTCGTAGTCGGGGTTTGTCGATTGCACTGGCATCAGGCCAAGCCTCCAATTCGGCGTGTTCCGCCTGTGCGTGTTTTGATCGGGTAGCGCTTGGCAATGAAGTAGCCAGGGGCGTCCACGAGGTGGTCGTATCCGGCCTTCTTGTCGGGCTCACCCTTATCCGTGTAGATCTGCCGCTCCAGGCACTGCGTATATTTCGGGCATTGGTCAACGTTGACCAGGTAGCGGTGCTCGCCATACGTGTTGGCGAACATTGCGCACATGGCGTTGACCCTGTCTTTAACCGCGGGGTTGGTCGAATCCACCACTACGGTGAAACCAGCCTTCCTGAGCAGTGATAGATCAGACTCGCTCGCGCTCTTGCTGCTTGTGTTCTGGCCGCTGGCGTCTGGGTAGATCGCAATGCTGTGATCAGGGAAGCGAAGCTTGATCTTCTCGATCATCTCCGGTGTGTCACGCACCTCGGAGAACTCGCTGAGGGCCAATGGCAGATCGTCACGGATGACATGAACCACGGCGGCCATCTTCATGACGTTGAAGTCCATGCCGATGTGCAGCGCCTCGCCGCGCTTGATCGTCTCGCTGGTTCGGTTCACCTCACGATTGAACGTGTAGTAGACGACGCCCTGGTAGTTCTCGAAGCTGGCCTCGTATTCTTGCCGGAAGGTCCGAGGGTCCATCTTGCGGCGGGCAGCTTCCAGCTCTTCAGCCGGAACGTTGCCACCGTCGAGCGAGGTGTAGAGCCAACTCTTGTGATCGGGCTCATGGCCTGGCCGGCCATCAAGGAACGTGTCGTAGCAATGGTTGAAGCCCTTCGGCGTGCCGATGCGCAGCGCGTGACCACCTTTTCGCATGCCGATGCCCGGTATCGAGTATTGGCAGGTCGAGAGCATCGGCCGAAGGACTTCTTCCCATGCTTCCCACGGGCAGTCCGCCCACTCATCCACCAAGACGAAGAACAGACCGGAGCCGCGCAAGTTGTCGTAATTGTCGAGCCCGACCACACGCATGACGTGGCCAGACTTGAGCGTGATCGAGCATTCAGTTTCGTTCGGGCGGTGTGCACGCCACGCTTCAGGGATCGCCTGCTTCAGCCGGCGCCAGAACACGCGCTTGGCCTGCTTGAACGTAGGCGCGCCGTACCAGATCTCGTCCTCGACGCTCACGCCCCACTCAGCAGCCAGTCGAGCTGCGCGGCGCATCTCAGCTTTGCCCAAAAATGTCTTGCCGAACCGTCGACCACATACAGCATCGCGGAAACGCGCCTGAGGCTGGAAGCCCCAGCAGTAAATGTTCGCCTGTTTCGGCGTCAGCTTTACCGGCGGGTCATAGGTACGGGGTAGCGGGGACATTCTCATCGGGCTCCAGGGTGTACTCAGCAACGGCGTGCTGCTGGTCAGCGTGGGAGCCCAAAGGCTTTTCAGGTTCAAGGCGGCGATTCACGTAGGCATCGCCCACTTCTTTGGCGGCCTGCTCATATAACTGAGCAGTCAGCGCCAGATTGCGCATGCTCTCAGCCTTCTCGGCCAGCCGCCCAAGACCGCGAAGTCGGTACGCGCGATTGGCAATGGGGATATCGGTTGTCTCTTCACGGAATCGCTTGCGAGCAGCGTGGAACAGGTCCACCCAGGTCTTGCCGAGCTTCTGCCCGGCAAACTTTGTCGGGTCGTGCGTTTCGCATTGCTGTCGGGTGATCTCAATCCCGAATTCTGTCTTGACCGCTGCTACCACCTGGGACGGCGTATCGAAGCAGGCCAGAGCCTGAACGATGAAGGCTTTGACCTCGCTTCGTAGTACTGCCATATGGTTGTCATCCGTCAATACCTGTCATGGAATCAGGCCGACTTGAGCAGACAGGTTCCGCAGGCCCTCGCAATGTTCAATTTCCCCACCTCAGCAGGACTGTTTGCAGCATCTACCAACGCTTGAACGTCAGCGCTCGCACCGTAGCGGCGGACCACACCGACGAACTCTTCGACGTCGTGTGAGCGCATCTCAAGCTTGGGCAATCCTTCCTGCGTGAACTTGGGTGCACCGTACTGATCCTTCGCCTGGGCGATGTGATACAGCTCATGCTCTACCAGGGCGCAGAAGTCCGTGTCGCTGCACTGAGCGCAGTAGTCAGCGGCCAGCGTGATGATGTAAGCCGGCACATCGCCGAACCAATCACGCATCTGTTGCTCCATCCGGGCTTTCTGCCAACCGCCAGCGCGGAACGCTACCTGCTCGGCTTGGCCCAGGACAGTGCGGCCCTGCTTGGTGAAGCTCGACGACGCCCACATGATCCGGATGTCTGCATCCAGTAGGTGAGCATGGTCTTCGTTGTGAATGATGCCGGTGTCGGCAAGGATCTCGGCTTGGAGCCATTCCCATACCTCGGGAGCTGGGGTAATGCGAACATCAAAGTCGGACAATTCAAGCAGCGATAGTGGTGGCATTGGTCGAATCATATCGTGACCTTCTCTTGCCGCCTTTCAAGCTTGCGGGTATTCATGAACAGTTTTCTTATTTGACAAAGAGAGATCATGGATACGTTATTTACCGTCTTCGCGGCCGGCGTAATGCCAATAATGGCAATCGTGCTTGCAGTCCTAGCATATCGATACAACATGAAAAAATGGCGATCACGGATTGACGCAGAGCTGCAGACAGCTTTGGAGAAGCTGGGAGTTAGCGCTTACACATTGATTGTGGACAAGCTGACTTCGCCTAGCACTGACAGAACAGCTGACGTCTACCGTATCCTGCACGATGATCAGGACCATTATTTCCTGTTCATGAAAATCGGAGAGCAACCCGCGGTGCTCAAACCTCTAAGCAAGGAGCGAGCCTTACTGGCGGCACGTATGAATGGATAAGTAGGTTGACTGAGCAGGTAACTCTAATCCGCGCCACGATTTGGCGCATTCGAAAACGTGGCGCGGATGAGCCAGGTATACTCCGCCAAATTTGATTTTTTCGAGACTTCAAACCCATGCACGGACGCCTGTATCTCATCGCTTTACTTATCCCTGGCCCAGCAATGGCTGTGGAGCCCTCTCGCTACAGCTACGACGAAGCCCCAACTGACGGCTACATGTATGCCGTTAGGTATCAGCAAGCCAAACTGGCTTGTGAATCGCTGCCTGATGACCTTGAGGCGGACTATGCGAAAGCCATGCGCCTTACCAAAGAAGCGAATACCGAATTTGAGCGATCTTACGCCAAAGGTTTAACGGCAAATCTCAGGTGGCGCAAACCCGCAACGCCAGAAGATCAGCAGTTGGAGTGTGATCAAAGTCAGCATGCTTTGCGTGTGACGGTAAGCCTCGCCCGTCAGTGGTTTCCAGGGGGATGGTAGGCCCTCGCATTACTTGGCTCTGCGCTCGACACCGCCAGGTGCCTTGTTACAGTTCAGGCAGTGCTCGCAGTTCAGCGTCCGGCACAGCCAGACCTTCACCCGCTGCCAGTACGTGACCATGAAGATATGCCGTGCACCGGCCAGGGCCAGGGCGACATGCAACGTCAGGCCGGCAGTGGTCGGGCCGAAGAAGATGTTCTGGCTGCGTACCATCACAACGAAACCGGTGATGGCGATCGTCGAGTAGATCAGCTTCCCGAGAATGCCGTCCCTCACCTTCCCGCTCAGTACGCACCAGGCCGCCCACAGCGCGATAAGGCCGCAGGCGATGGAGTTGATCAGTTCAAAATTCATGGTGGATTGCCTCCCCCGAACCGGTGGCGGATGAGCGCCCAGAGATCAGCGGATTTGATGGCTCGATTGATGGCCGCCAGGAGCGAGCCGCCGAATGCCCCCAGCAGGAAGCCGATACCGGCGACGATCTTCGGCTCGGTCACGCCCAGGTAGGTGCTGACCATGCTCGTCAGGTAGATCGAACAGGCCATACCGGTGATGAGGAAGATCATCCAGGCCCGCCAGTCGTTCAAGTCGTCCTTGTGCCACCAGCTGGCGATCACGGCGCCAACCAGGCCCGCAATCAGTAATTCGAACCTGTCGATCTTGTCGAGCAGGCGCTGTAGGTACTCCATGCGCTCGACTCCGTGGGGCATGTTTGGGAATTGAATCGGCTACAGCAGCATTCCCTGCACAGGCGAAGGGTGTGGCGGGGCCGAAAACGAAAAAGCCCCAGCGAACGCTGAGGCCATGAATAAGTGTGCATGCCGCACCGAGCTTCCAGCTTGCAAGCGCGAAGTGGCACCGTGCTATCTTTCGGACTCACACAAAACCGAAGGACATCTACATGGATCGTTTCAATGCCGTCGCGGCAAAAATACTCAAGGATTTATACGAATACTTTCCTGCTCCGCATCACCCTACGCCAAATTCAATAGGCCTGACCCTGGAGGATCCAAAGCTCATTGGGGGGAGAGAGAATACGAGCGATGAATACAAAGAACTCGCCAAAGAGCTTCGTAGCGCACTCCTTTGGCTTGTTGAGGAGGGTTACGTCTCGGACCGCGGCTACCAAATTGGCCCAAGTCACGTTTTAACAGGCAATGGGCTTAAGGCGCTTCAAAAGATAGCCCCTGAGTACAAGCCGCCAACGCTGATCCTGTAAAAACAAAAAAAGCCCGACTTTCAGGTCGGGCCTTCATAAAACTCAATCTGCCTGAAGCAGAGCTGCCTGAATCGACTTAACATCGATTGGCACATCGACCCGCTCAAAGCTGGCGAGGACTTCCCGGCGCCCTAGCGCTTTGTAAAGTTCCTCTCCGAAGGGGGTGCGCTCCATGGCGCCCAAGATCGCGATTCCTCCGCCGCGCACACCGGCGGGTCGGATTAATTCAGCTTCCTGCATTTTTTCAGCAAACAACTCAGCGGCTTCTGAGATTTCAATAAAGCCCTGGTTCAACTCGCACCCCGTTCTTTTCAAGTCCCAGTAATACGTGGTTCCGATAAGTCCTGGCATATGGGACTGATTGCCGCCTGTAGCGCCAGCCAAGAGGCGCCGGATTAACTCCCAAACTTCCATGTAAAACTCCGTGGACCGAATACGAAAAACCCAGCTCATTGGCTGGGTTTTATGTGGTTATCCCTAACGCGCAAGATCGACACTATGGATAAATACTCTCTCACTTTCTCACTCATTGCAATGGCTATTTGCTACGCCGCGCAACTTTCGATTAATCCCTCCGCGTCGAGCAGTTCCTGAGCGGCAGTGAGGGCCTCGTTCACCTGGTCATCAAGCGTCTTGCGGATCCCTGAGCGCCAACGGTACCGGGTCGACTCTGGCTTACCATCATTGTCCCAATTGGTGATGTCGTACCAGGCGTCCGGCAGCACCGCGGCGGAGCGCTTGCCTTCGGCACCGGCCACTTGTGGAATCGCCCAGGTCAATACGGCGCACTCCCGGAAACGTTTCGGCGCAGGCGTGCGCACCGAGTTGAGCAGTTCCAGAATCGCGCCATGCTTACGCTCCTCATGGGTGGAATACTTCGCTACGAGTGCTCGCCAGTGCGCCGGGGTGAGAGCCTTGTGCAGCCGGCCGAACACCCAGCAGTCCTGGAGAAAAGCGGCCTCCTTACCGACGATCTCCCCCTTCTGCTTGGCGCACTGCACCTTGGGCTCGAAGTCACAGCCGCCGGCGGAACTGATGGTCTCGGCCGCGAGGGCTCGAACTACTGCTGAAACAACGTTGCGATAGGTCATGCGGCTTCCCCTTTTTTCAGCTCTTTGGTCATTGCCCGGTACTTGGCCTTAATGGCCTTAATCTCATCCACGGTGTACTTGCTGGGCGCGTGCAGGCCCTCCAGCCAGGCCAGCTTCTCGGCGCCGATGCGCTGCACCAGGCGGATGCGGTACTCGACGGCATTGCCGGAAAGGTTGCGGTTGCACTTCACACACTGGCGGTGGATGTCCAGAGGCTCGAAGCGAAGCTCCGGGCAGGCGCCGACGGATCGATAGTGCCCGGCGTCCCAGCGGCTGCCGGTCATCAGGTCATTGTCGTTGGACGTTGAGTCGCAGCTGATGCACGGCAGGTGCGCGTCACGCAGGCGCACGTATTCGTTCACCGCGGCCTGGGCTTCGTGAAGGTGGTCCGCCCTGCTCTTGAGCTTTTCCTTACGGACCTTGATCTCGTGGCGCTCGACCTGGGCTAGCGACTTGTGTGCCTTCGCCTGGTTCACATCCTTGATGGCGAGGCCGCACTTCGGGCTGCATACGGCCTGCCCCATCCGCTGCGGCTGGAAGCTAATGCCGCATCCGGGGTTCTTGCACTTTTTCGGTTTGGGTTGCTTGGCGATCATGCAGCCTCCTTGCTGAGTAGATCAGTGAAAACCACACCTTGGCCCGTGAAGTAGGCTGCAATGCGGTCGGTGTAAGCGATGCCCTGGGCACGGTTAAACAGGCTGGTCACCGGGAAACCGTCTGGGCCGAACAAATGGCATTCGCCCATCATGGCCAGCTTCGTTTCGTATGGCAGATGACGCATCACCCGGTACCACTCGGCCTGGAACCCAGCGTCCTCGTTCAGCAGAATCTGCACACCGAAGTGAAGCTTGCAGTACCGGCGGGCGTCGGCCGCGTCACCGATCTGTGTCATCTCGGCAATTCGCTTGTACATCCCAAACCACAGCCGGTTCTGGTCGAGGGTGCGGTCCTTGCCCGGGCGCAGGGAGACCACCACAAACTTCTTATCCCGGTACATGGTGGTCAGGCATGTGATGGCCTCGGTGAGCTTGGCCTGGCAGTTGACGCTGATCTTGTCGGTCATTGCGCCGCCCTCTTCTCTTCCACTTCCTGCGCCTGCTTGATCAGCAACGCCCGGCGATCTGCCAACTCGTTGGCTGCCTGAATGCGCATCTCGTCTTTTTTCTCAGCGCTGGCTGCACGCATCTCCCGCATCGACGACTTCACCAGTTCGAGCTTTTCGCGGAGAGCCGGCGCTGGCCGTGTAACGGTGCCAGTGAGCAAGCCAGCAATTGCGCGGCCGTCTTCGGTGACTGGCTCGGCACACAGATCCGCCAGGTACTTCTGGGCGTGTTCGCGCGGGATTCGCTTCAATTCCATCGCCTTGGTCACAGCCTGGATACGGCGATTGGCGTCGAAACCTACGGATACGTGCCAGTTGACAGGCTTCGCATCCTCGCGGGCCTGGCCCACGAACCGCTGGTAGGCGTCGATGAACGCCATGCGCGCACCGATTTTGTCGCCGCCATCCAGAATGGGTTTCGCAGCAGCAAGTGCCAGTTGGATCTCGTCGGTCAGCACAACGGTTTCAAATTCGTCGTTGGTGGTCATCGCGATGGCCCAGGCCTCGTCCTTGCCCGGGCGTCCGTCGGAGGTCTGAACACGCTGCAGGATGTCAGCCATAGCCAGCTTGCCCTTCACCTCAAAGCGACATGCTTTCAACGCGGCTTTGACGACTGTCACAGGGTAAACGCAGAGATCTTCGGCCATCATGGCGGCAGTGCCCGGGTTCATTTCCTGGCCCATGGCCTCGGCCGTCGCGCAGATGGCGGCGGCAAGCCCTGCGACCTGCTGGTCGTTCATTTCAGAGGTACTCATTGCGGTCACCTGATTGGCGCTTGGCCAAAACCATCTGGGCGGCCTGCTCGGCTGCGGAGAGGTTTGCCTCGGTCCGCTCCATCTGGCGGGCGGTTGTTCCGTTGATGCGCTGCCCAGTGACCCATTGGGTGTGGTAGCTCTCGGCGTTGGCCAGCAGTTCGTTGAGGCTGTGGCACTTGCGCAGAACGGCGGCGTCGCTGGTTTTCAAGAAGTGGGCTGCGACGTGGTGGGCTACGTCGGCGCCGAGGCGGTCGACGAGCAAAGCCATCTGCTTGCCTGCCTTGGCGTTCCATACCGGCCATGCGTGGTAGCGTTTACGGTAGGCCATGGCGTAGTTGGCCCAGACTTTGAACGTCTTGCAGGCCTGGTCCTTCGGCCCGGGCATGTCGGCGGGGATCTCAACTCGTGGTTGCTGCGGAACGAATGGCACGACCTGCCCCGTCACGACCTTGGCGGTAGCCTGGGGCGTAATTGGTTCAATGACCGGTTCTATGACTGGTTCAAGAGAGTTACTGATTCTGGGTGCAACTGCTGCACTACCCCCTGGTGCAGGAGATTCACTAGGGGGTGAACCTTCTGCACTACCCTGGTGAATCTGCTGCACTACCCTTGGTGCAGGAGGTGCACCACCCCCATCGAGAGTGAGGAAGTAAACGTTCGACGAGTTTCCCTTCGGACCACCCTTACGGATTTCCTTACGCAGCAATCCCGCGTCACACAGGGCTGTAATGTGGTTCATAACAGAGCGCTTGCTGATCTCGCACTGATCGGCGATGTGCTGATAAGACGGCCAGCACTCGCCTGCGTCGCTGGCGTTGTCGGCCAGCTTGATCAGCACAAGCTTGCGCAATGGATTGCCGACGCGAAGCTTCATCGCGGCGACCATAAGACCCATGCTCATATCAAGCCTTCCCGACCTTTGCGGCCAATTCAAGAAAGCGATCCACGTACCAATGAGGCTGCGTCTCGCGGGGGCATTGAGGAGTGGTGAGGTTCTTGCCGTAGGCCATGCCCTTCTCGGTCACGGACCAGAAGTCGACGGTTTCCTGTTTGGAGTTCATGCGCTGGAGCAGAGTTAGAAAGCCGTGGGTTTGGAGCGCGAGGTTGAAGGCGCGTGCGGTGCTGGCAATTGCATGATCTTTGATCAGGCCAGTGATGGCCTTGGTCGGCATTGAAGACCCGCCAGCGGCGTCTGGGGCAGCATCGACGGCATAGCCTGGGAGGAACTTGGCATCCAGCCCGTTGTTGGCGGCGATCTTGGCCAGCATCAGCATCTTGCTGGAGTTGGCAGGCTTCAACAGGCGGTCGAAGCATTCCAAAATGGCAAGCTCGCCGACGATCTTGGAGTTATTGGGGACCTGGGCAGAAAAGGTACCGGTCTTGCGGATGCTCGGCAGCACCTGCCCGACCACCCACTCTTCGAACTTCTCGGCGGCCGGCAGCTTGGACTTCATCACCAGCCGGTACAGGTCTCGCTCAGGGATGATGGTCATGAAACCACCACCCTGTTTCGGGGTAGTGGTCGCAGCCTTGCAATGGCGGGCCACCGCGTTCTCAGGTTTGGAGTAGCCAAGGGCGTCGGCGACATCGCGCGCGACAAACCACGGATCACCAAGCTTGTCGGTAATGACCCGGATTGTGGCGCCGTCGAAGTCGAACGGAATCACTGAGGAATTGCGCGCCACGTTTTCCGATTGCGAAAAACGTGGCGCGAGATTGTTGGGGCTATTGATCGATTCTGTGTGTTGGTGCATGATTCGCTCCGGTTGTTTACCGCTGTAGAAAAAGCCGACCTCGACCGTCGGCTTTTTTGTGCCTGGAATTCAGGCAATGGATTTCAGTGTTGGCTTACCGTTGAGCAGCGCCTCAGCCTTCCGGCGCAACTCCCCCGCCTTCGCTTCAACCTGGCGGCACTGCTTAGCGAAAGCTGGCAGGTGCGGCAGATCCAGTTCGCACATCACCTGGTCGTCGAACACTTCGCTGCCGGTGTCGATCACATCGCCCAGCGCGCGGATTAGCGCACCGAAGCTTTTGTTCGCACATTGGTCGCTGGTCATCTGGCGGGCACCGGTTAAGCCGTGGCGGCTCGCCAGCTCGTTTAGGCAGTGATCACGGTATTCGGGCTCAAGGGCGTTGACCCACGACTCTTCCAGCCACGACGGCATTTCTTGATCACCGGACAGCCAGCGCTGAACACGCTTGAGCCAGCGGCCGGTTGCTTTCACGAACTCATTCACGTCGCCGGTCAGCTCCGCAGAGTTGAAGTCCGGGACGTCTTTCTTCTTGGCTCGATCAGGAATCGACAGGTGCAGTTCGCGGCTCAGCGCCTGGGCGAAGTCGTCTTGGCTCAGACTGGTACGGGCGATCTGGTTTTGAGCATGAGCGACCAGCACCTGATCACGGGTTTGTACGGTGTGTCTGGAACTGGACGTTTGCATGGGGACTGCTCTCTTCTAATCTGGCTTCAATGGAACGGCGGACAGGGATGTCAGGCGGCCTGAGACTTCTTTGCTGCCTTGAACTTTCCTTTGGAAAGGACCTGAATCTGGTACTGCCGGGATTCGGGGATAGTTTCCCCCCACATGGTCACGGCACTTGGGCGAATACCCAGAGCCAATGCCAGCTTTGTCTTGCTGCCGAAGAATTCGGCGACCTCATGCGTATTCATTTCGCATCCTCGTTCGACTCTGGCCCAATTTCAGCATGCTTAAGTTATCGAGTCAACGGCGTTTTCTGGCTACTGCATGCTTAAATTCAGTTAACTTAATATTGAGTCCATGGAAAGACACGAACGTATTGCCCGAGCCATACAGCTCAGCGGGAAAAAGAAAGGGGAAATTGCAGCGCTCTGCGGTGTTGCGAATTCGGCCGTCACTCAGTGGATTACCGGTGAGAGTAAAAGCCTCAGGCCGGAGAACCTTTACGCCCTAGCGAAAGCGACCGGTTTCCGGGCTGAGTGGCTTGCTATTGGTGAGGGTGAAGAGCGCGAGGCTTCAGAATCGAACGTCTCCCCCGCCGCGCAACCCACCAAATCATTCCGCTACCCGGTAGTGAGCTGGGTTGCAGCTGGCGCCTGGGCGGAAGCAGTGGAGCCCTACCCGGCCGGAATCTCGGACACCTACGAGTTCTCAGAGTACGACTCCAAAGGCCCGGCGTTCTGGCTGACAGTTAAAGGTGACTCGATGACCGCACCCGCCGGCCAGAGCATCACCGAAGGCACGCTGATCCTGGTGGACACTGAGGCCGAAGTTGCACCAGGTAAGCTGGTCGTGGCCAAGCTGCCCGATAGCAACGAAGCCACGTTCAAGAAGCTGGTCAGCGATGGCGGTCGACTGTTCTTGAAGCCGCTGAACCCCAGCTACCCGATCGAGGCGGTGGACGAGAACTGCCGGATAGTGGGCGTGGTTGTGCAGGCGCTGCAGAAGTTTTACTGATCCGCAAGTGTGCCGGGGCTGATATGCCCGGGCGGTAAGCTAAATCGAGATCTCGCGAGCTGAGTAACGCTCGTATACACAAGGGAATGTGGTAATGAATGCCTATCGGATCGCGGCACTAATAGCCGCCCCGCTTTTTATGTCCGGCTGCTTTAGCTCGCCAAAAGAAAAAACTGAGTACGAAAAACAGATCGACGCAGTACCGATGCCTGTTACGGAAGCTGAGCGTCAAGAGCAATGCCGTACCTTCAAGCTAGCCGCAGATCGCCAGCAGGCTGAGGATTTCGTGCAATACGCACTGCGGTCCAAGATGGGCTCGGATTCGGAATATGCCGAGACTCAAGCTCTTAGAAATCGCCTCAGAGCCATGAAGTGTCCTGGGTATGGCCGGTTTTCCTGATGTTACTGCCCGGAGTGAGCCCATGACTGCATGGCGAGAGCAGACCTTCTGGAGCAAGGTTGGGGTCATTGCATGTATCGCGTTGCTTACGATGATCCCCGGCTATTCCGACGCGGCTGGTCTTAGCTGGGGCTCATCAGGCCGTAAGCGGGTCTTCAGCCCTGGCTTCGTTGTGCTCTGCACCATCGTGGCTGTCGTTGAGCTGATAGCGCTGAACCACTTCTATGGCGCGAGCGAATGAGGTGAAGGCGGGAAGGATTTTGAGGCGGAAAATGGAGTAGCTTGTTTGTAAATTTATTTGCGAAAACGGACGAATGTGCGCATTTTGCCACTGACAGTGGATGCCAGACACACCATAATTCGAATGGACACTCGATGATAAAGATATTATGGACACGCTAAACATTTCGCCAGCCCTGCTAGATTGGGCCGCCAGCCAGATTGGCAAGTCCCTTGAGGATCTTGCTTCTCTGGTCGTGTCCGGAAAAGGAATTGATAGGTTTGTGGTTGGAGAGCTCACTGTTCGCCAACTAGAAAAGGTTGCCAAAGTCACCCATACCCCCTTTGGCTACCTGCTACTCGACACGCCTCCAAGCATTGCCAAGCCACGACTACCCGACATGAGACAAGTCGTTTCTCCCGATCCTTTGGGTCCGGACTTCTTCGAGGTTCTAGACGACGTAATTGCGAAACAGAACTGGTATCTTGATTATCTACATGATATCGGTGCAGACCCGCTGCCTTTTATTGGTAAATACAGCACTTCTGATGACCCCTGCTTAGTGGCAAAGCACATCACGGAAACTGCAGGTATTGACTTCGCTTTAAAAAAATCTTGCGCAAACCAATCCGAGTACTTCCGAGCGTTATCTGAAAGTTTTGAATCCATTGGAATACTTGTCTTTAAAAACAGTATTGTGAAGAGTAACTCTAGGCGGGGGCTTTCCGTATCCGAGTTCCGTGGGTTTGCCATATGTGATGAGTACGCACCCGCGGTGTTCATTAATGGTAAAGATGCTGAAGCGGCATGGATTTTTACCTTAGCTCATGAAGTTGCTCACCTCTGGATAGGTGAGAGCGGGGTTTCTGACATACCCTCTCCAAAAGATTTCAGGCCTGGAAAAAATGTCGAGTCTTTTTGCAATAGCGTCGCAGCAGAAATGCTCGTCCCAAAAGATGAGTTCCTCTCTCTATGGGCTGGAAGCGAAATTGAGGCTATTGACCGTGCAAGCAGACACTTCAAGGTCAGCAAGCTAGTCGTAGGACGTCGCGCGTTTGAGCTAGGTAAGATTTCTAGGTCCGCTTACTCCCAGCTTTACGCATTGAGCTACAAGTCCGGCGGTTCTGGAGGAAATCCATATGCAACCATTCCGGTTAGAAATAGCAAAAAGGTTACCAATGCGTTAGTCAAAAGCGCCATGGAGGGAAGCATTTTGATTCGTGACGCCGCAAGGCTTCTGAACATTACGCCAGACACAGTCACGAACCTTTACAAGAAGAACATTCGCGCCTATGCATAAGTATCTAGTTGACTCGAACATATTCTTGCAAGCGAAGAACTTTCACTACCGGTTCGAGTTTTGCAGTCACTTTTGGAGCTGGATAAAGCAAGCCCATAATGACGGGATGCTCTGCTCCATACAGAAAGTAAAAAAAGAGCTGAGCCGCGGACAGGATGGTGATCCTGTTAAAGAATGGTTGAATGAGTTGCCTGAAAGCTTTTTCCTACCTGACGATACCGATGCGAAGGTGATATTAAGATACAGGGAGGTTATGCAATGGACAGCCAGCAACACACACTTCAAAGACGCTGCAAAAAAAGAATTTGCAAGAAGCGATATAGCAGATGCCTTTTTGATAGCTGTAGCTATGGCTTACGGGTATGAAATAATCACCCACGAACTAAGCAACCCGGACCGAAAGAATAAAATTCAGATTCCCGATGCGGCATTGCATTTTGGTATTAAAACACATTTTGTTTATGACGTTCTTAGTGATAACTCAAACAAAGATTTCTGCTTCGCTCGGAAGGCTTTGTAGTAAGCCGTCTTAAAGATTTACGCCCGGCCCAGCGCCGGGCTTCTTGTGTCTATGCCCTGGGCTGATAAAATCTGTGCCCCCCTCGAATGGACTCGTTTTCATGCGCCTATCCTCAATGCCACTGGCCTTCTGCGCCATCTTCACCTGCATTTCCTTAACCGCCCAAGCCGACACCAAAAAAGAAAGAGACATCCACTGTGCGGCCTACTACGAAGTGCTTTCAGTAGCTGGTGACCAGCCAGACATAAGCCGCAGTCAGTCCTCAAGAGCCTCCTATGTACTATTGGTGCACGCTGGCTACACCCCGCAGGCCCAGGAAGAAGTTGCGCAAAAAATGGTGGAATTACACAAAGAGGCACCAGGGCCGATGACGCCAGCTAGTACTGCCAAGCTGCGTGAAAAATACGACGCCGAATGCAAAGTCCTTCTGAAGGCCGCCTTGTGAATATCCTGGTGCTTGTGAGAGCCGATACCCTGGCGGTAGCAGCATAAGCAGCCATCATCGAGCCCGGCCCAGCGCAGGGCTTCTTGTATCTGGTGATCCCCCTACTCTGCTATCGTGGCGCCCTCTGGTCGCAATGGAAGCATCGAAGAATGGACTCATGGAAGACCCTGGCGGCCGCCCTACTGTTGTCAGTCAGCGCTCAGGCTGTGTCAGGTGATGGGGCCAACCCTATCGCCGCCGCGATATTTCTCACAATTTGCGCGCCAACCATTTTAATTGGAGCGACCACATCGCTCACGACCGAGCCGCCGAAGGTTTTCAAGTCAGCCAAGACCGACGCTCTTGCCTTCATAGGTTCGGATGGCGAGATTCGCGGCGCTGAGTTTGAGCAGGCTTCCAGGTACTACAGGGCGACCTACAGCTCGCCTTTGATGAGCGACATGCAACTGGCTCGGGCGATTGCTTCGTCCTTCTGAATTCACCGGGTTTCTTCACTCAAGCAATATCTCGGCACGCCGATGCCCTGATACTGCATTCCGCAGTGCATGGAGGCTTTATGAAAAAATTCGCTGTAATTGGCTTGGTAGCCCTGCTTTCGATAGCTTCCTTCTCTGCCTCGGCGTGTCCAAAAGGCACTCACCCAACAGGTGGAACAGGATCGCACCATAAGGGCGGGACCTGCTCCTGATCAAAAGCCCGGCCCAGCGCCGGGCTTCTTGTATCTCCCCTACCCGACCTGAATCCGTACGCCGCCAATGGTGGCTGTACGCCACGAATGATAAAGTGCTGGCTCAATTCAATGGACTAGGTTTTTGGTATGGATAGTGGAAGTCCACTGGCCGGCTTTGTGCTTCTAATGGCTGCCTTCGTCATATATTTCACGCCCACCTTCGTGGCTGCAAAGCGCAAGCATCGCAACGGCAACTCGATTTTTTTGATGAACCTGTTGCTAGGGTGGACAGCACTTGGATGGGTGGCAGCGCTCGTATGGTCGGTTTCGGCGAATACAGAACGAAAGCTCACCTTTGAGATCGACGCCTCATCTGACAGGATTTGCCCGATGTGCGCCGAGACCATCAAGCGCGCAGCAATAAAGTGCAAACATTGCGGCGCCGATGTTTCGCCTGACGATAACGCAGGTCCCATTAACCAAGAAAGTCAGAGTCCTGTCACAGGGTCTGTAGAAGTATTTCCGCGAGCAGCTTCGGCAACTGGCAATAACGCGCTGTTCGTAGCGCTGTGCTCTGGTCTCGTGGCAATCATTATCGGTGCGATCGCGTACCGTTTGCTTCCGGTGGCGAATGTAGACTCACACTTTGCCGCGCCCGGTACTTTTCGTGCATCAGCCGACGACCTGGTGATTTTAGACGGCTCAGCTTTTGGCTGCGTTTCCGCTACCGATTTCAATCAGTCCCTCTTTCACTATAACCGGTCAGAATTTACCGCCTGGGCTGACAGGACGTCGGGAGAAAATTGTTTCCACCAAAAGGACTTGGCGAAGAATATTCGCTGGACTGTCGTGCAAGTGCGAGACGATCTTATGCAGGTCGGCTTGAAGCGCCCTACAGAGTACGCAAAAGAGCCAAGGATTGGTCAGTTTAGCTATTGGACGCTGGCTAGGTGGGCCTATCCCGGCAAGTAGGTTTCGCTCTATGCATTCAAGCACAGCCCGCTACGCGCGGGCTTTTTCATGCCTGCTGAAAAGACTTTGCTGTCCGAAATATGCATTTATGCATGAAACTCACTGCCGGCCTCTTGCCAAAATATGTCAGCGCCAATACTGTACATAGCTACAGTATTCGCAAGGAGCGAAGCATGAACCAGGCACCTTACCCCACATCCAAACCGAGAAATTCCTACGAGCTTGTGGGCCGCCGCCTGCAACGCTTGATCGCCTCTCCCCGGGTACAGCGGATTCAGTTGGTTGAGGTCTCCAGGCGCGACTACGAAAGCCCTGAAGCCTGGCGCCAGGTGATCCAGGATATCGGCGACACTGCCGGCATAAAGATCGAGCATCTGGATGATGGTGCCGTCAGGATCGGCTGGCGCGAGTACTGCGATTCCTAAATGAGCCCGCCAATGAGCGGGCTTTTTATCACCCAAGAATTTCAGCATTCTGAATTTATTTATTCAGCATGCTTGACGTATTAATTTCAGCTTGCTTAAATTCGTTTCACGCCAGCAACGAACACTGCCGGCCAACAGCGAAAGCAGCACCGCTCTTTAGCGACACCCCTTGCCGGATCACAACCGGCCTAGATTCAAAGGCAGCGATGAACCGGCCTCAACGGTTCAGAGGGTTGGCAACTGACCCGGGCGTGCAGCGTAAAGCGCCAAGAACAGTTATCCAGCGGGAGAACAAGCCGAAAGGCCCGCGGCTGGAAGAACATTTGATTCAAGCCGGTGACCGACGCCAGTAGCGGGTCACGGCAAGCTCCAAAGGATATGAATTAGCGGGCCCGATAGCTTCGGCTGGGCGCGCCGGACCTCATGCACCCTGCCCCACTCAGCCAGGGCATTCAGAGCTGTAGCGTGCATGTTGTAAGGACCTGTTATCCACGGCGAACAGATGCTGTTTGACGCTGTGAGTAGGAAGCTCGAAGCCCACACCGAAGACGACCGGCCAGCCCTGCAATCAGCAGCGGGTAATTGGCCAACACCGCTGACGCAACAACCTCAGGCCGTCGCCAGTAGCGGGCCTGGGCACCCTTCCCCGCCTCTATTACGTCAGCACTCCTCCCCCGCGCCCATCGGCAACCAGCGGGAGGCATGAGTGTTGACGAATACAGGAGAACCAACGAATGGAGTTGACCATGAATCAAAGTCAGCACGCTTACTATGCCGTAGCGCTCGCAATGAATCAGCGCCGCAATATGGCCTTGGCCCTTTGCCTCGGCCTGGTCGGCTCCAGTGCACCCAAAACCTCGCCGCTTTACCGGGTCATCCCGGCCGGGAATGAGTTCTTCCACGTCGTTGATTCCGCCACCGGCAAGGTGAAAGGGTTTCGCCGCAACCACAACGAAGCCTGCGCCCTTGCTCGGCGCCTGGAGACCCACGATGCCAACCAGCTACGCGGATAGCGCCCAGGCCCGGGAATCAGATAGGCGCAGGGACTTCCCGGAGCGAACACCACAAAGTCGCGCCGCCCTCTTTCACGAGTACACCGAGAAAGATTTGGCAGAGCGTGAAGTCCGCCGGCTCGCAGAGCGTGCCAGTCTCAAACGCCGCATTGGACTGGCTATGGCTCAAATGGAAAACATTTGTCCGCCGATTGGGGGAGATACATGAACACCGCCCAGCGAGACCATCAGAACGCCGTGAGCTGGATCGAAGCAGAGATCGAGAACATGATCCGCGACCTTGGCCAGCCCAACGCAAGTTCGGCAGCGACATCCTGCGTCACCCTAGCCTTCATGCTGCGGGCCATTGACGACGCTGAACACCGCTACTTCCGGGCACGCATCGACAAGATTTACGCGAACTACAACGCCTCTATCGTTTCCGCCGCTTAACGGCACCATCCCACCCGACCATAACACTTTCAATGCTGCGCCAGGCGCGGCGAGGGATCGTCATGTCCACAAATCCTAAAAAAGCCCCCGCACAAGAATCGCTCGAAATGAGCGAAGCCGGAGATGCGCAAAAGGCTGTATCCCCTGCAGCAGCGGTGACTGACATCGCTGAATATCGGCCGCACGAAGAACAAATCGTGCGCCTGGAAACAACTTACGCGAAGCTGGTCGTTGACTGCTCGACCAGCGAAGGATTGGCGAATGCAAAGGAAGTTCGCGTCGATATCCGCGAGGTGCGTTATGCCCTAGCCAACACCACCAAAACGGCACTGGTTCCCTACCAGCAGGCGGTTAAAGACGCCCAAGCTCGCGTCAACCAGGTAAAGGAGTTCGGCGAGGCGCTGAAAGATCGAGTCTTGGCAATCGAGACTCCTGTTGACGAAGCAATCAAAGCCGAAGAAAAACGCGTAGCTGATGCCAAGGCAGAGCGCGAGCGTGTCGAGGCTGAGCGTGTCGAAGCCATCCGGGCCAAGATTACCCGCTTCAGCTCTGTCGCCGCCGCATACGCAAGCCGCAGCGCTGCCGACGTCGCCGGAATTCTGAAAAGCGTTAAGGAGTCGGTGATCCTGCCCGAAGAATATGGCGAATTTGAAGCCGAAGGCACCATCGCTCGCGACAACGCCATTGAGCAATTGGAAGCGCTACACAAGGCTGCCTTTGATCGAGAGGAAGCTGCTGCCAAGCTGCTGGCCCAGCAGAAAGAACTGGACGAGCTGCGCGAGAAGCAACGACTCGCCGACGCAGAGGCTGAAGAGCTGCGCAAGCAGCGCGCCGAGGAAGACCGTCTGCGCTTGAAGAAGCAGCAGGACGAGTTGGACCAGCAGCGCCGCGACATGGAAGAACAACAACGCCAGCACCGTGAACGGCAGGAAGAGCAACAGCGCCAGCAGCGTGAACGTGACGCGCAGTATCAGCGTGACCAGGAAGAGCTGGCACGTCTGCGTGCCCAGGCTGCTGCGCCGGCCCCAGCAGTGACTGTTGTTGCGGCTCCAGTGATTGCTGACCCAGCACAAACGATTGCAGCGGCAGTTGATCCGGCCCCAGCGGCGGACGCATTCGCTGACTCGAACATTCCAAGTGCCAGCGAAGTGGTCGAGGTCGTAGCCATGGCCTTCTGCGTCACCAATGACGAGGCCTCTGCCTGGCTGCGCGCCATGTCGTTCTAAAGAACCCTGAAATCATCCCGGAGGCTGACCAAAGTCGTCGGCTATGGAGTTAGCAATGAGCGCCCAAACCCAGATTTCTACCTTACCAATGGACACCAGCCCGACTGGGCTGATCCTCAATCGCGACAGCATGCAGTCGATGACTGAGCTCGCGGGCATCATGGCAGGGGGCAAAACCACCCTGCCGAAGCACTTTCACGGCAACACCGCTGACTGCATGGCAGTGATCATGCAGTCCATGCAGTGGGGAATGAACCCATTCCAAGTGGCGCAGAAGACCTTCATTGTCAACGGAGGCCAGCTGAGCTACGAAGCCCAGCTGGTCAACGCGGTCATCACCACTCGAGCCCCGACCATTGATCGAATCCACTACGAGTGGTTTGGCGACTGGGACAAAATCATTGGCAATTTCCGCGAGATCGAGAGCAAAAAACAAACGGATGACCACGGGCAGCCGAAAAAGTATCGCGTCCCAAACTGGAACATAAATGACGAGAAAGGATTGGGCGTCCGCGTTTGGGCTACGTTCGTGGGCGAGGATACCCCGCGCGAACTGACCACCTTGATGACCCAGGCGCGAACCCGGAACTCGACGCTGTGGGCAGACGATCCGAAGCAGCAGATCGCCTACCTGGCCCTCAAAAAATGGGCTCGCCTGTATTGCCCTGACGTGATCCTGGGCGTGTACACACGCGAAGAGCTGGACGACGGCTATACGCTTCCGGAAACAGACGTTACCCCGAGATCTACCAGCGAAAAGCCTGCTGATGTAGGTGCCGCCTCAGTACCCCAGGGCGACACAACAGATGCGACCTCGGACCTTTTCGAACAGCTGAAAAAAATCGCTCAAGAGCAGGGCATTGAAGGCTATGAAAAAGCATGGAAAGCCCTGAAACCACAGCAGCGCGGCGCCATTGGCGTGACTCGTCATGGCGAACTTAAGGCCATTGCACAGACCATAGACGCCGAGTTCACAACTGTCAGCGATAGCGCCGACGCTGCTGCCGACGTCGATAGTCAGGACGATGCTCAATGAACGCCTCTGTAGACCTTCAACGCACCGAGCAGTGGCACCAGGATCGCAGCGGGCGACTCACCGCCAGCCGATTCAAGGATGTTATTGCATGGGGGGACCGTGACAAACACGGCAAACGCAAGCCGCTTGCGGCCCGTACCACCTACATGCGCGAGCTGGCTTTTGAGCGCCTGGCCAACCGATCGAAACATTCGGTCAGCAGCAAGTCGATGGCCTGGGGAACCGAGGTTGAGCAGTCGAGCCACGACTTCTACGAAATCCTGACTGGTAACAGCGTCATCAAGTCGGGCTTCGTAGTTCATCCAAAATACGACTGGCTGGGCTGTTCGCCGGACGGATTGATTGGCGAGGACGGAGGTATTGAGTCGAAATGCCCATTCAATGAGGCCGTCCACGTCCGCACCTGGCTCGAAGGCATGCCCGAGGAACATAAGCCGCAGGTTCAGGGCTGCATGTTCGTCACGGGCCGGGAGTGGTGGGATTTCCTGTCATTCGATCCACGTCAGGATGAAGACTGCCGGCTGTATATCGAGACCATTGAGCGCGATGAGGAGTACATCGCGATGCTTCATCAAGAGCTGGTCCAGTTCAATCTGGAGCTTGGCAGGATGGTTGATGAAGTCGCGGACAAAGCCCGGGCGCAAGCCCATCGCCTAGGAGCCTGATCATGATCAGCAACCTGAAATCAGACATCGAGTTTCGGCGCGAGAAAGCGCTGGAGCTTTCCAGTCAGGTACGTCAGCACCTGGCCGCCGGCGGCAGGCTCACAATCGGCGACAGCCCGGCGATCAATCCAGCCCCGGCGAAGCGTTCGGAATTCATCGACCCGGCAACCATCCTCAAGCGCCGCAAGCCGCCCATCACCCGGGCCGAGCGTGAAGCGCTGCGCAAACTCGCGGAGGCTTTATGAGCAAGCGCAAGCCGCACAACCTGCAGACACGCATTGCCCGGTCGTGCCGCTCGCTGCTGGCATCCAATCATGTCGCCGTGGTGAACATCGACCCCAGCGGCCGCCAGGGCATGATCAATTACAAGTCGCTGAAGAACATCGCACCGGGGAAGATTGGCCAGGCCGTCTGCGGCATCCCCCACCGGTGGACGATCTACCTGAGCGCGCTTTGCATCGACGCCCGCGGCGACCGGTACAGCAAGTCGGTGGAGGTGGCGCCCGATGGCGTTTACCTCTCCGACCATCTGGAGGACGTGATCGAGCATTGCTACAAGAAGCTGCGCGATGAGGCCAATCAAAGCCAGATGGTGGCTTCGGGCTGGATTGCCATCCCTGAAGCGATTTCGCTTGATGAGGCGCACGCCGCACGGATCTTCGACGCGGTCGGCGCATGGAATCAGCAGAAGGTCGCTTCATGCGCCGCATAGCCCGCATCCAGCAACGCAAACGACAAACCTGGCTCGCAATGCCGGCCAGCGGAATAGAAGAGGTAGGCCATGGCAGCCGAACAGAAGGAACGCACGGCCAAGCTTGCCGAGAAGCGGCTGGAGCTGGGCGAGCAGGAATTGCGGCACACGGTCGCGTACGGTACCCGGCAGATGCTCGATGATCTGATGCGCTGGCATGAGATCGAGGAAGTCAGCGAGGCGGTGCAACTGCTGGTGCTTAATGGCCGAGCCGAGGAACTGCCGCCAGCGCCGCCGAAGGTCAAAGGGCCGTCCGACATCATCCGTCACTATTTCCGCCAGGGAATGCGCGACCGACTGGGGGCGCTCACCGCGGAACTGGGCGAGACGAAAGACCGGGCGACCATCTGGCGACTGATCGCACATGCCCACTCAATGGGCGCCGATGAATCCGCAAGCTACTTCAAAATTAAGCGCCACGTTTTAGACGTATCCGAAAACGTGGCGCGCAAATTACGGCAAGCAGGTTTCGCCGAATCGCTCCAGTTGAACGCGGAAGACGAAGAGTAAGATGAAAACCTATCAAGCTCGGTTCAATAGCGACCCAACTGACATAAATTTGATTATATTTCAATTTTGCTTTGGGGATGGCCTATGAATAATTTTTTTCGCTGGGGCCTGTGGAATAAAATATTTTTTTCCGTTAACCAAAATTATTCTGCCACCACTCTCATCACCAGTCGTTTGATTACCCACATCTATTGCAGACTTCACTTTATCCAACTCTTTCTGCAGGAGTTCGACTTTTTCGGCATACCCAGCTTCAGTTTGTTTTGCGGACGCTAGCTGAGAAACAACTTTCTGCATTTTATCAAGAGCTTCATCTCGCTCCTGATCTAATTTACTGATTCTCCCATCAATCTCATCAAACTCACAGCTCAGATCCCTAATAAAACCTCCCATCTCGTCTGCGCTCCCAGCCAGACGATTAAATATTTTCAGCACGTTCTCCAACTGCTTATTATCCGAGAAGTTAGGATATCTAACCTTATGATCGATTTCACTCCATGCTTCTTCAAAAACCGTTCTGACTTGAACCTCTACTAAAACCTCTCGCAAACCAGGTTTCGTCTTTAATACATAATGGACTGACCTATATCCTGCAGGATGAATTTTTGCCGAAATATTCCTCTCTTCAAGATATTCAATAAGCTCAGAGCGATCGCCATCTCTGATGTAAGATACGGGTGACTCGGCAGACTCCCACATCTCAACTATTTGATCGTGAATTTCTAAGCATCCATCCTTAAACAAATGCAAAGCTCTTACGCCGATTAAGTCTGAGACAATTTCATGATAATTACTCAAAGTTATTTCCATATACTTTGAGGATCGACCCTCACCAACTCTCTTGCGAATGATTTTTTCAACCAAGTGATCTGGGCTTTTTACTCGCCACCTAACAGAATGAACGCCATCGAACCCCTGCATGCTCTTTACAAAAAAATCTGCAGTATCTTCAAGTTCGCGAGCTCTACTCATATGATCTTTATGAATAGCAATTAGCAAATTCCAGTCAATTGCTGCTGATTGCCAATCGACCTCAGTGATCCGATTTTTTTTTAGAAAACTTTCTCTGTCCATATGTAGCTCCATGTCCTAACGATGCAATGCGCTCTCCCCGTAATACCCCAACCCAAACCAAATTGCCACCACCCGTTCATCGGAGGGCGGCGCCTACCTGAGGTAAATGAAATGCCTGTACGCCATAGCGTCATCCACAAGATCGACAAGAAGCCCGACGGTAGCCCGGCTATGCTGTTCTTGGGCGCCTCCGAGCAGGTCGAGAGCCCGGCCCGTGACGATCTGATGAGCCAGCTCAACGAAAGCTACAACGCCACTGCCGGTAAGGGCTGGGGTTTCTTCCATCAAGAATCAGGCGCTTACCCATTGAGCGGATGGCTCGGCAAGTACCTGGCCGGCGTAACCGACTTCCTGACCTTCAGCACCACCGCCGTCGAGCACCTGACCAAGCTGATGGAAGAGTCGAACCTCACCACTGGTGGGCACGCCCTCTTCTGCCACTATCAGCAAGGCATGACCGATTACCTCGTCATCGCCCTGGTGCAGGAAACCGAAGCGGTGACCATGACTGAAGAACTGGCCCTGATGACCATGAAGCGCCTGGACCTGGACCACATCCGCCTGGCTGCGCGCATAAACATCAGCGAATGGCAGAACAACAAACAGTCGAAGCAGTACATCTCGTACCTGAAGGGTAAGCAGGGCCGCAAACACAACGACTATTTCCGCGATTTCATCGGCTGCCAGGAAGGGATCGACGCGCCTAGCGAAACGCGCACGCTACTGAAGGCGTTCAGCGACTTCGTTGAAAGCGAGGACATGGTCGAAGATACGGCCCGCGAGAAGACGCACACCCTGGTCAGCTACTCCATGGCCCAGGCCAAGCTGGGCGAACCGATCACCCTGGACGAGCTGTCGGGCCTGATCGACGAAGACCGCCCGAAGAACTTCTACGACTTCATCAAGGCGAAGGACTACGGGATTTCCGAATCTCTTCCGCCGGACAAGAAGACCCTCAACAAATTCCGGCGCTTCACAGGCCGGGCTGAGGGCATGTCGATCAGCTTTGAGGCGCACTTGCTGGGCGACAAGATCAAGTTTGACGAGGAAGGCGGGACGCTGACGTTGCGCGGCCTTCCACCGCAACTGACCGAGCAGCTCAAGCGCGCGGGAGACTGACCGCAATATTAATGTCGCGCCCGAAGTCAGGCGCGGCATTCAACTCAACGAATCGAGACGTCAACCGGACGTACTACCTCACCTTCCTCAAAGCCTTCATCCTTGATGAATGCAACTTGGACGTGTGGATTGTTCTTTCGAAACTTCTCATCGAGAAAAGCTTGTGGTTCACAGAACTCCAGCACCTGAAGATCATCGCCACGGCGCTTTATCCGGTTGAATGTCAGACCACCGTCGAATTCAAGCTCATCGTCCGGGTTCAAATTTTTCAATTGGTATTGCAAGTCCCCAACCGTAAATTTCGGCTCACTCATTCTAAACGCTCCTTGATCCGGCTCCATGCCGGTCACCCGTAATACCCCATATCAACGAATCACGCCAGCCGCCAGCGCCCTATCGCCTTCCGTTCGTATCGGGAATAAAGCGACCCAAGAAAAAGACAGTTGCAGGCCCTATGAGCCAAGCGGTGGTCGTTCCTGGACTGAAAAATGGCACGGCAATAGCAATTGCAAACAGCCCTATGCCTGCCCATAACCGCTTACGCGGCGTGAACCACTCGCGGAACGCTTCAAGCTTTTTACCGGCCATTACCACCTCCTTGTTTGATAAGCAGCAAAGCATATCACCCACTTAAACGAATCACGCCAGCCGGCGAGGCGAAGCCATGCCTATTACCCCGGAATATCTGAAGTCGATCCTCGCCTACTCCCCTGAGACTGGTGTGTTCACTTGGTTGGTGAGCAGAAGCCGAACACCCGCGGGTTCGATAGCTGGGAGCTTGGTTTCCAGTGGTTATCTGACGGTGATGATCGACAGGAAGCGGCACAACCTGCACCGACTCGCATTCGTCTACATGCTCGGCCAGGACCCGCCAGAGTTCGTAGATCACATCAACGGCCAAAAGACTGACAACCGATGGATCAACCTCCGCCCGGCGAGCCCAGTGGAAAACGCCAGAAACCAAAAGCGCAGTTGCAAAAACTCCAGCGGAATCTCCGGTGTCTCGTGGGATTCGCGAGGCCTATGGCGATCCTTCGGATACCTGGCAGGCAAACAAATAACCCTGGGCCGCTACTCATCAAAGTTTGATGCAGCGGCCGCCAGAAAATCCTTCGAAAACAGTCTCGGCTATCACGAAAATCACGGGAGATAAGCCCCTATGTCCGCACAACAGAAGAAACACCCATTCATCCATGGACAGCCGAGCATGGGCCTGCCATTCCAGAAAGAGTTGGTGGTGGACCTGTTCGCCGGCGGCGGTGGAGCCAGTACCGGGATTGCGCGTGCGTACCGGGAGCCAGACGTAGCGGTAAACCATAATCCAATCGCCCTGGCCGTTCACCGAGCAAATCACCCGAAAACAGCGCACTACGTTGCCGACGTTTACGAAGTGGATCCGCGAGAAGCCACTGGCGGGCAGCCCGTCGCAATCATCTGGGCATCGCCTGATTGCCGGCATCACAGCAAGGCCAAGGGCGGCGCGCCTCGCGATCGGGGCGTTCGCGGGCTGGCGTGGGTCGTCATTCGTTGGCTGTTCGTCACCAAATCGCGACTGCTCTTCCTTGAAAACGTCGAAGAGTTCTGCGACTGGGGCCCGATCGACGAGGAAGGGCAGCCAATCAAGGCAGAGCGCGGTCGCACGTTCAAGGCTTTCATTGCCGCGATCAGCACAGGGCTGCCAGCCGACCACCCCGACATGCCGGAGATCGTGGCAGCCATCGGCGAGTTCGTACCGATGGAAGCACTGGTGCGGGGCCTGGGCTACAACGCCGAGTGGCGCGAACGTATCGCGGCAAACGCCGGCGCCCCAACCATCCGCAAGCGCCTGTACCTGGTGGCGCGCAGCGACGGTCTACCGATCGTTTGGCCGGAGCCCGTTCGCCACAAGAATCCGACGGCGAAACAGCAGCCGTGGCGCACGGCAGCCGAGTGCATTGACTGGAGCAACCTGGGTAAGACGATCTTCCGGGACAAGCCCATGGCACTGAATACGCGCCGCCGGGTGGCCAAGGGCATGTGGCGCCACGTCATCACCAGTGAGAAGCCATTCATTGTGCCGATGCGCGGGACGTCGGAAGCGCACACCAGCACACACAGCGTGAATGACTCGATTTCAACCATCAGCGCCGGCGGCACCCATCACGGCCTGGTGCAGCCCGTGGCGGCGCCGTTCCTCACCGAATGCGCCAATGGGTCATCGCAGCGTAACTTCGACGTGCAGGAAGCACTGCGCACTCAGGTTGCCCAGGTGAAAGGTGGTCATTTCGCGATGGCAGCGTGTCACCTGACCCACCTCACGCACCACGGCGAGCGCAGCGGCTACTCGCCGGAGGAGTCGGCCCGCACAGTCACCGGAGCCAATCGCGGCGAGCAGGCGCTCGTCGCCGCTTCGATGGTGACACTCCGCAAAGGATCGGTAGGGGCTGACGTTGACGGCCCGCTTGCAGTGGTCGCCACCAGCACCGGACACCACGCGGTGACGGCGGCATTCTTCGAGCAGGCCAACGGCGGCTTTTACAAAGGCGACGGCCGATCGGCATACCAGCCTACGTCGACGATCTGCCAGTCAGGGGCCAACCAGCGACTGGCCACTGCGTACCTGGTGAAGTACTACGGGTGCGACAAGGGCGGCGTTTCGCTGACGGAGCCGATGCACACGCTGCCCACAAAAGACCGCGTTGCCCTCGTCGAAGTGGTGCAGGTGCCGGATACGCTGACGCCTGAGCAAATGGAAGGTGCCCGCCGCTGCGCCGCATTCATGCATGAGCACCTGCCGGAGCATTTCAAGGAGCAGGCCGAGATGATCATGATCGGCGGCTACGTGCTGGTAGACATCACCTTGCGCATGCTGCAGCCGCCAGAGCTGAAGGCCGCACAGGGCTTCGACCAGGACTACATCATTGACCGCGGCCTGTTCGTCGATCCGGTGACCGGTGCCGAGCAGTGGTTGCCGATAAACAAGACCAATCAGGTCCGGCTGATCGGCAACAGCGTCTGTCCCGACGAAGCAGAGGCGCTGGTACGAGCCAACGCCGCCGATATCATTGAGCTTTACCAGCGGCTAGCAGCTTGAGAAATACGCATGTTCGGCAGGGATCTCAAGTAGGAAGAGATTGCTTCCGAACGATGTAACTATCACCCTTCTGATCCTGATAATGCTGAGCTGTAAAAGTCTGGAAATTGGCTCTACCACTTCTTGTTTTGTATTTAACAACCACCTCAAACCCCTCCCACTCATGGAGTTCTCCAAAGCGGACAATACAAGAACTCCCGCTAAATAAAGGATCCCCATCACGGACTCTTTTGTCACCGTTAGAAGCACTCAGCTCTATTTCAACACAGTCACAGTAATCACCAGTATTACCGATGTTCAGACTAACGTAGAACCCACCGTCGTCCATACCTGCATCTACAACGTTCATTTGTAGCAAAGGCTCTAGTGAACGCTCGTAGTTAACCAAGCTAGCCTTCTGGGCTGCTACAAGCTCAGTCTGCTGCTCGACAGAGTTACTAAGCTCTTTGGCTTGAAGCCTAAGCGCATCGGTGCCTTGTCGAAGCTCTAAACCCTGCTGAAAGAAACCCAAGACTAGCCAGAGAATTGCTACGGGACCAAAGGCCCCGGCGAGAAAGTCCCCGACCTCGTTTAAATCCATGCATCGTAGAGTCTGGATTCTATCCCCGACCAACCACCAAGCGAAAAGCGCGTACCCCAACGTTAGAACAATCCCGATTGCTGCCAGCACCCGCCCCATAACCAACCCTTTTACCGTCAAATAACGCCTGAGCTTACAACGAACGGGCTTCGAGGACTCCCCATGCCTACAGAAAACAAAACCATCGGCCAGCATCGCCTGGACCGGATCATCGCTGCAAATGAATTCCTCAGGGTGATAGCCAACTGCGGCCGGTGCTTCTTTCGTAACAAAGGCGCCGGGCACGATGCATACCTCGCTCTCAATGGCCGCCGCAACATCGTCTGGCTGTTCGATGACTACACCGGGGCCCGCATCAACGTTACGAGGGAAGGCCCGTGGGATGGCTTCTCGCATGGGGGCACCCTAAAGAGTCTGGTCGGGTCTATCGGTTCTTTCGTGCTCAGCGGGAAGATGATGCGCTACGGGTATTTCCAGCCACTGATGGATAACGGCTTCGAGACCCATGGGGCTACGGCGACGACATCTTGATTGTTCGCGATGAGGGCGTGCGCCGGGGCTTGATCCGAAAGCCGGAAGAGCAAAAGGAGGCAGCATGAATCGCATCTACCCCAGCGGGCCCATGACCGGCCTGCCCGGTCTCAACTTCGCCGCCTTCCACGCCATGACCATCTGCATGCGCGCGGGCAGCCCCTAGTCCGAGCTGATCTCGATATCTTCTGGAAAGATGAGCTTTCCATACCAGCCGTGCCCGGCCGTAAGAGCAGATATCGGAGCAAGTAAAAGTACCGCAAGTAACAGTGCTCTCTTCAATCCGCCGATGCTGCTAACCATCAATCTGCAGATAAGCGATAGATGAAGAAGGCTTGCACCAGACGCAAGAAAAATAAACCCGAAGGCCTGAGACGAGCTAGACATCCGTGTTCCTCGCTTCGTTGAAAACCGAATCATAGCGCGTCCGAAGCGCTACCTGACAGTAACCCCTCCCCCTTCAAAGTCAGCCGCTATAGCGGCAAGGACGAACTCGCCCATGGAAAAGATAAAACTCGGCCCGGACCATTATCGCTACGTCGACGAGCTCGACCCGAAAGGCCTGGAAGTCACCTGCAAAAAGTTCGTGGTTATCGGCGAAACCGAGCAGTGCTGGTACATCGTGGATGAATTCCACGACAACCTCTTCGGTGGCTCGCAGCGCGAGTCTCTGCTGAAGCAGTACCGCAAGCGCGTCCTGAAGGACGGCGGGGAGCACGGCCGGCGATTCGCGTACACCGATAAGGCCCTGGCGCTGCGGTCATACAAGCAGCGCAAGTCCTGGCAGATACGCCATGCCCAGCTATCCCTTGAGCGAGCTAAGGCAGCCATAGGCTATTTCGGTGATGCCAGGATCGAAAACACCGTACCGCCTGACGTGCTGGTGGTCCCGTGCGAATACATCCAGGCCATGAACTGGAGCGAGTGCTGATGAGCGGGCGTGCGGTTCACCTATACCCATGGGATGGCGGCACCGAGGCAGATCAGGATCCGCCGGACCACGTCTACTGCGGCACAGACGGCAACATGGCCGACGAACAGCTCACTAATGACTGGCGGTACGTCACCTGCAAGCGCTGCCTCAAGATCCACGAAAAAGAGCTGGCCGCGCGAGCAGCGGACGACCGAGACCAGAAGGTCAAGATGTTCGACGAAGCCCAGGCCATCACCATCACCCTCGGCCACCGGAATATCTCGACCGCCATAAAGGCTCTGGTCAGGGAGCGCGACGAACTCAGGCATGAGCGTGACCGCCTGCGCGAAGACCGGGACGGCTTGCTCGAAGCAGGAGCGCACCTACTATGATCGCCACCCTCTGGTTCGCCTACGTCTTCATCTACAAGGGGCCCAGGCCATGAAACAGCATCGCGTATTGATCGGTGACTGCATTGAGTCGATGCGGACGCTGCAGGACCAGTCAGTAAACACCTGTGTCACGTCACCGCCCTACTACGGGCTGCGGGACTACGGCATGGCCGGCCAGATCGGCCTGGAAGAAACACCCGCTGAATTTATCGAGCGCCTGGTAGAAGTGTTCCGCGAAGTGCGCCGGGTGCTGCGCAATGACGGGACGGTTTGGGTGAACATGGGAGACACATACGCATCAATCGCGGGCGGATACGCACCTGGTGGTTCAGCAGGTAAGCACGACATGGTTTCTCAGGCTACGCGCGGCGCGGTGCTGCGTGGCACGCGACGATCACCGCCCGTAGGGCTCAAACAGAAAGACTTGATGGGTATCCCCTGGCGCCTCGCATTTGCCCTTCAAGATGATGGCTGGTACCTGCGCCAAGACATCATTTGGCACAAGCCGAACCCCATGCCTGAATCCACCAGGGACCGGTGTACAAAATCGCACGAGTACCTGTTTCTCTTGAGCAAGTCACCGCGCTATTACTACGACCAGGATGCGATCAAGGAGCCTGTAGCGCTGAGTTCGATCACACGAATGGCTCAGGATCTCGAGCAACAGCGCGGCAGTGATCGAGTGCCCGGAAAGTCAAACGGCCCAATGAAAGCGGTGCGCAGCAAGCGGGACAGTTTCAAGCGCGATGATTCAAAGCGAGAGCAACCTATCCCAGGGCAGTCACTGGGAACGCACCGGCCAGATCGAGCGGAAAGTGCCTGGCCATTGGACACTCGTAACAAGCGCAGCGTTTGGACGGTGCCGACGCAGGGTTTTAAGGGTGCGCACTTCGCGACCTTCCCTCCGGACCTGATCAGGCCTTGCGTCCTAACCGGCGCGCCACTCGGTGGCGTCGTGCTTGACCCTTTCGGCGGTGCCGGCACTACGGCGGTGGTCGCCATGCAGGAAGGTCGCAAATCGATCTTGTGCGAATTGAACCCGGAATATGCCGCAATGGCAGAACGCCGGATCGCAGCAGCCTGGCTCGACGGCGCGGCACAGATGGATGTCTTTCGAGACACCGCGCAACACCCAGCAGCCTAACCCCAATCCCCCTACATGCCTGCCGGTAAGCGGCGGGCCACCTTCTGCCGCCCAGCGCGGCAAGGACACCACATGTTCGCAATCAAACTCACCCTGATCCTGCTGGGCGCTTTGCTGTACCTGGTCGGCAGCGGCTGCTGGTTCTTTTGGCTCGGCCCACGCCTTCTGGCGGACGGCGAAACAGCCGACATCCTCTACGCCTTCGCCGGCACCTGCGGCTGGCTGCTGATCACTTTCGGATTCATCGTTCACATCATCAAGACAGCGCGGCCCACTACGGGCGCACGGAGCGATCCATGAGCGGAGTTCAATTTCTATCACATGAAGAGGTTTGCGAGCTGACCGGCGCTCGGACAAAGGCTGGCCAGATCCTGAACCTCAAAAGGAACGGCATCAGGCACACCATCAAAATGAACGGTTGGCCGAGCGTGACAGCCATGGCAGTTACTGCTGTCGGCATGTCCGAGCCAGAAAAACTCGTATGGAAACCACGCAAGGCAAGCTGAAATGGGAAGAAGACCAAGTAAGCCGGGCTCCATCGCCCGGCTAAGAGAGCGCAAGAAAGCCAGCGGCCGGGTTTTTTACTATTACGACACCGGCGGAAAGGACCGCAAGGAAATACCCCTGGGCAGTGACTACGGCTTGGCCATCATGGCGTACGCAAAACTGGAGCGTGATCGCACTTCAAGCGAATTGGTCACCAGGGTGATCACCTTTCGGTACGTGGCAGAAAAGTACCTGGTAGAAGTTGTGCCCACCAAGGGCGCAGCGACTCAGCTCGACAATCAGCGCGAACTGAAAAACTTAATGGCGTTCTTCGATGATCCGCCCGCACCACTTGAGACGATCGAGCCCCTTCATGTTCGCCAGTATCTGACCTGGCGAAAGTCAGCGCCGGTAAGAGCCAATCGAGAAAAAGCCCTGCTCAGCGCGATATGGAACTACGCCAGGGACAAGGGCTATACATCACTTGCGAACCCTTGCGCCGGAATCAAAGGCAACAAGGAGACTGGAAGGGACACCTATGTTGAGGACGAACTGTTCAAGCGAGTTCACGACAAGGCTGATGCCGGGTTGCGTGATGCAATGGACCTCGCCTACTTGACTGGTCAACGAGTCACGGACACACGGCTGATGGACGAAAGAGACGTAAGGGATGGGCAGATCTGGGTCCTTCAGGGCAAAACAAAGGCAAAACGTCGAATCGAGGTCACCGGCGAACTGAAGGTTTTGATTGATCGAATAATGTCCCGAAAGTCAGGGCATAAAGTCCGCTCGACGCGGCTGATCGTTGCAGAAGATGGCACACCGATGACGGTGGCAATGTTGCGTAGGAGATTTGATATAGCGAGGGAAGCTGCTGGGGTGGCTAAGCCTGAGTTTCAAATGCGGGATCTGCGCGCCAAAGCCGGTACGGACAAGGCCGAATCCAGTGGCGATATCATGCAGGCCAAGGATCAACTTGGGCATACCACCGTAGTCATGACTGAGCAGTACATCCGCAACCGGAAAGGCAAGAAAGTCTCACCAACGAAGTGA